GTTTGGGTTTTATCGCTAAAAAAGTCTGTTTTGGGTCGTTTTTGTGCTGTTTTGGCGTTTTTTTTATTCTGTTGTATTGCACCTTTGCGTGAGTTGCATGATTGATGCGCTGGCTGCAGATTGTCCACAGAGTTATCCCCACCGAACATGATGGGCACTATATGGTCGGCGGTGTTGGCTCCGGCTTTGCCGCATAGTGCACAGATGGTGGCTTTGCCATCGCTGAGGATTTGTTTCCTGTTGGCTTTGTATATGGGGTCGTTGTACGGGGATGTCATGAGGCTTATGTTACTACCGCCCTTGCTTCGCTGCGGTTGCTTCCATGTGTCAAGGACAGGTCTGTGGTTTGTGTTCCCCACAGTTCTGACCCAGTAGGTCAAGGTCGCCGGACACCGTAAAGGGGAAGTGGACACCATTCGTATTTGTGACGTTTAGACGCTGAACAGTGTCTCACCCCAACATCACTTCACGTTAGTCATCACATGAGATTAGGCGCACTGCACGACCCACGTTCCCGTGTAAACACCAACAGAGTTCAAACCCCTATGTGGCCATGGTCGTATTCAGTTGTAAGACTTAGTTACTTGCGCATGCCTTGGATGATGGCAATACCGATGGAGATTAGCAGGGCATACCAGGCCAGTATCAGCATGACGCTAATCTTCCGGCGATGAAAGTTAAGTCGGACGGACGCCATAGATAACACTCAGCATGAGGGTGCAATGTGCGCAACCAAGACAGTTGGTTGTCACTGGCCTTGCCTTTCTTGGTCTTTAATTCGGCAAATATCAGACCACGTTGCTCATGGGCTAGTACCAAATCTGGAAAGCCAGGAGCGCCAGTAGTTATGTACCTGCCTGTTTTAGTCATAGATGGCTGTGAATGATGCACAGACCAATGATGAAGATAGGCCAAGGCTTTTATCTGCTGTAGAAACTCTGCTTCACTAATGTCGTTCATTGTTTGTCTTTGCCTAGCATGAAGCCAATCATGAACACACTGCTGACCATAATGACAAAGGTTAGAAAGTCCACCATTAAAACGGCTCCTCTATTGAGTCATAGGTTGGTGCTGGCTGCTCACCGGATTTAAGCGTGTCAATGTATGCGCTGGCCTCACGTTTAGTGAAGGACTGCAGGTTATGTGGTGGTACTTTGCCCATGGATTTACAGACGGCTCTAATCATGTTCTGCTGCTTTTCGCTGGCAAGGTTGCTGTTCTCTGTAATGGTGCCGTCACCACTAGGGGTCATACGCTGGACTTTGCCCATCTCTTCCCTACTTGGACGCTTCGACGGGTCACTGCCAGCAAGGTTGTAATTGGCCAAACCTCGGCCGACGGCACCAGTCTCCGCATTGGCGAGGTGCGACGATTTATTTATGTGAGACGAGTTCCTGATTTCCTCTTCCCATCCTGTGGACACAAGGACATCGCCTACCCATATCTCTGCCTTAAAGACTGCAACATCTGACAGGTAATGAACTAGGTCTGTAATAATGCGGCCGTCAGGGTGTGCGTTATAGAACTTGCTTACCCGACTGGCTACCGGCTCGTAATCGTCAAGGTTAAAACTGGCCACGGGCGTGCTCATTTGTAATGCGGTTTAACTCTGTCTCAATGCGTAGCAATGCCTCTTTAAGCAGTTTAATTTCCTGCTCTTTAGCGTAAATCATGTCTGCCACGTCATCATTGTGGGTGTATTCAAGCGTCATCAGACACCAACTTTGCTGTGCTCAGGTACGAGATGCCTTTGGCTGGGCCCGACGTGTTAAATGACGGATGCCAAGAGTCTCTAATAGTCTCAGCAATGTTAGGCAGGGCGTGTAATGCGCCAACAGCCTCTAGCACCAGGCTTGACTCTTTGAACCTAAGTTCTAGCGCCAAGTTATGGCTCAGGTTTGTTAGTTTGGCAATTAGTTCGCCGGTAGATGTTTCCATTGTTTTCCTTTGTTTAGCAGTTGCGTTTCCATCTTTGCACATCCTTGTGACGGGATTTGCAAATAAAACTTTGTAGGTGCTTTTGTCCTTTGAGACAGCCCCAGCCCCACGGCCCAACACGCCATACTTTGCGGCCGTCTGGGTTTATATGGGATTTAAAAGCGATGGCGTCGGCTACTTTGACTTGCTCGACGGGCGTGCGCCCTTTTGCGCTGGGTTTGTTTGACCAGGTGCGCCAAGTTTGTCGGTTTATCCCGAGCCCCCCTGTGTATGACTTTGTGGAGTGTTGCCAGTTGCCACCTGTTTCGCACATGGCAAGGCCGTCGTAGTAAGCGTCTGGAAGGACGCCATGGTATTTGGCGTGGGAATCAGTGGCCGCACTTGCGTGGGCTGGTACGGATAGGACAGCGAATAGGGCTAATGCCATGATGCGTTTCAGTTCTCTTCTACTTCGGTAGGCGGCGACCAATCTAAGAACGGCCACATTCTTTGTGACACTGTGGTTCTTAGGTGTTCCCCTGTTTTCAAATCCGTGAAGATTTGAACGAGCAATAACTTGTCCTTTGAGACTAACTGACGGTACCCCCATGTGGGAATCATGGTCTGTTGGCCATCATCTTTAGGAAGAGCCAGCATGATACCCAGCCCATGATAAAACTGTAAATGAACTGTGTGTCAGTCATTAGAGACCCTGCCAGACACGCAATGGGCGGCGGTGGCACTCTGGACGCTGTGACTTGCTGTAGCGCTCTGTAGGGACGCACAGACGTGTTGCAGAGGCTTTACGCATGATGGCCCCCATGGCTCGTGGCTCGTGGGTTGTCATCTCTGGGTGCAGTTGGTTCATCCATTCCCATACATCGTCAGTGGTGAAGTCGTGGCGTTGGATGGACAGCATCTCTACTACCTTTAAGGCTTCTAAGGCCCAGAGTTGGTCAGCGTTTAAGCCGACACGTTGAATTGCTTGCTCAGCAAGTGCGATGGCTAGGGGCTCATCGAAGAGGGTCGGTTGGTCTGTCATGGTGTTTCCTTTGTTAAAGCCCTTTGAGTGGCTAAAGATGACTATACACAATTTGAGAAGTCGGTGGTGGATTTCGCCAATGGAAACAAACTACTCTCCACCACCTAGCCCTGGCACCGCTCAAACAGTGTCCAGGAGTTCTTTATTCTGGCTTTAGCCTTCTGTATTCAGCCTCAAAGTGTTCCAAATCTTGCTTTTCCAGTTCCAGATGTATCCAAAGTCCGCCTGTGCCAGCACTTTCCTCTTTGGTTTTATACTTGACGACCCCTGTCATGCCTTCTCCACGAGAGCAACGGTAGCCAGCACCATACTTCGTGCCGGGCATCTTGTAGAAATGCACTTCCTGAACTTTTAGGGCTAGGGAGTTAGTGACGAAAAATGTCCAGATGGCTTCAAGCACTTTGATGTCACTGTGGCCAATGTCCATGGCGTAGCCAGTGGCGTGAGTGCTCAGGTTTGGCTTGTCTCGCATAGGGCGATTTACATAGGTGCCAAGGTTGGTAACTTTCCAACGCTTTGTGCATAGGTCTAAGCACAAAGCCGTAATGGGCTGGGTGGTCTTGCCATCCCACGCTGGGTAGTAGCGGTATGGGCGTGTCATGAGTTTGATGGGGACAGTACTTTGACTGTCGCCGTTCCGGTCGCTGCTAATGCGTAAAGGGTTTCTTGCTCATCCATGAATACCTGTTGAAAGCCAAGTTTGGGAATGTCAAGACCTTGGGCGCTGGAGACGTTAGAGCCGCCAACGTGGATGTCTTGCGTGGTGCTTTGGACATAGATGGTCTGGCTGCCAAAACTTGTGCTGTGGATTAGCACCGGCGTTACTGCGCCAACTGTGTAAACAGTAGTTTTCATGGCTGTGGCTCTTTCGGTTTGTCTTTAAGGCCGTTACCTGCCAGCAAGCCAATAAGACCACCGGACAATGTAAGCAACATAGACGAAAGTACCGAGATTTGGGCAGCGTCTAGTTCGGCCATTTTCTCAGGTTGAGTTACAAATAGCAGTCCATAGAGGATTGTAAACACTGAACCCACAAATGAAAGCGTGAGGCCAATGGCCACAATCATGACTATTCGGGCTTTGATTTCCTCATTGCTGTGTCTGTTATCTGGTTTCATCGGCATTTTGCTCCTGTTGCGTATCGGGGGGCTGTGGTTGTGTCGGGTGAGATTGTGTTGGTGACGCTCGAAAGGGCTTTGTTTTTAATTGGTGGGCAGTTTAAGCGTTCACGGTCTGCGCAAGCGGTAAGCGACCCCAAAAAGACCAATAGAATTAGGCTTTTCCGCATCATGCAGGACCGAGGTCTTCAACCATAAGTATTGCCAACCTGCTAGCGGTTCGGTCTGTTGCAGCAGTCAAAGTACCGCTTGCCATTGTGCCGACGAAGTTTGTGGTGCCAGCAGTTAAAGTGCCAACCCAAACGACATGGGTCATGATGGTTGATACTCCTGCTTGTGGCAGGTTAGTGTATGCCTCTTCTTTAATTGCACCGCTGATATTTGTTAGTCTAATTCTTACTACAAGGTTTCCAGACGCAGTAACTGATGAAGGAACAGGCTCAAAGTAAGTAACTCTGTAATATCGGTTGGCAACAGCGGTAAAAGAGGAACCAGTAATTGTTACGATTTCGCTGGTGAAGTTTGCTGTTGGAGTTGATGAAGTAGTAAGAGCGACAATTCCACGAGGGAATTGGTTCATCTGTGTAGCCGTCAGAATCTGACCACTTGTGAAGTCTGTGTTTGGTGATATTGCCATGTTGTGTCTCCTTTAGAAACTGAGAAGGTTAGTAGTTGAAAGAGTACCGAAAATAGCGTCATCAAGGGTGAGATACTGATTGCTGTCGGTGGATTCAAAGGTGTAGGAAATAATGTGACTACCAGGCGTAATGTTGTGGCTAACGCCTGACACGATAAGAGTCTGAGATTCTGTGGCTGGGGTGCCAGTTGTAAAGTTCTTGACAACTGTGGCAACACTGGTTAAATCAAGGTTTAAGGCAATGTTTTGGTTACCCGTTGAAAGCGCCGCCATTTGGGTGCTGACGTTAGTAAACCTGAGAACTGGGTTTTTATATTTGCCTAAAAGATAGTTACCTAGTCCGGCAACTTCTGCAACTGTGCTATTTAGCAGGTTGGTCAAGTTTAGGCTTTGAGACTGGTACTGACTAACGCTTGTGGTATCGCTGGTAATTTGCTGGACTCCGGCAGGGCTTTGGGTCACTATGTAGTTGTAGAGCAATTCGTCACCGTAGGAATTGAGCAAAGTTTGGTATGAAATTGAGCCTGTGTAACTGAATGTGGCTCCGGCAACAGGGTTTAAAACACTTGACCTGCCTTTAAAAGTTAAGGTTCCGTCAGCCGCTACAAATAAATAGCCTTGCTCGCTGGTGTTTACCAGTTGCAAATAGGTAAGCAAATTGGTGCCGTCAGCAATGTTAAAGCCACTAGATGATGCTGATGCTCCAAGGGTAGATGTACCTGTGCCAATGTTTCGAGCGCCTTGGTAGGCAACTTCTGTGTAATCCAGGACAGTGTTAATACGGGCGCTGGTCAGTTCTTGGGTGACTGTGTGGGCTGTGAGCGTGGTATTTGCCAACACTGTAAATGAGTCTGAGCAGGTGGCGTACATTCTGTCGCCGTTGCTGGCTATGTCGTATTCCAGATTCCAGTCTGTTATTAGTCCGGTGTAGATGGGTATGCCGTTGGCCAAGATTTGGATAGGGCAACGTGGCAAAACATACGGGTAGTAGATGCTGGCGGTGTTTAATGGGTCAAGTACTCGTGTTGAGTTGTTAAATGAAACTGTGGCTGTGCCGGCGTTAAATTGGTCTAACTGGCGTGAACGTCCACGGGTGATGTTTACAGATTCGACAAGATTAGTTAGGTCTGCGTAGGCAAGGCCGCCTAGTGTGCCCGTGTTGAGAAGGCCATATACAGCGTCATTAAGTTGGAAGGGTTGGCCAAAGCCTGTCGTGGTTTGAAATCCGACTAGGACTTGAATTGTTGGTGCTGGCATTAGTAACTAATACCTGTGGCTGGGGCGAAAACGGCACCTGACCTTCTCTGGCTTTTAAGGATGGCCTGGATGATTTCCTGGCCGATTTGGTCGGGGGTAGAAACAAGCCCAGCATTCACGGTGATGTTCATACCGCCACCCATTCCCATGCTGCCTAGACGGTCAAGAGGAATGATGGCTTCTGGCCCAGCCTCTCCGGCAATGATTGACGTGGCACGAGTAACGACGCCACCATCTGCCATTAGTGTGCCCATGCCAAAGTTAATGCCTGACAAAACGCCAGTTAAATCAGCGCCGGAAATGTCAGGTATTCCAGAGAAGCCAGTAGTAAGTCCTGATTCAAGTAATCCTGCGTTAATGATGTCAGTCATTGTCAGATTCGGATTAGACAGAATTAAATCTACTTTATCTACCGTGTCTTGAATGCCTTTTAGGAAACTTGTGGCGGAATCTACGCCTGCCTGGTAATACTTGCCGGCTGCTTTCTTGCCCATTTGGTCTGCAAGGTCTGTCATGGATTGCGTCAAAGTATTGGCTTTGAGGATACCGTCAGCAGAGTCAAGGATTTCGGTGGCAATAGCAGTACCGCCATCTACACCAGCCGCCAAGACCTGAGACAATGCAGTCTCTGATAGCCCACCAGCAATAAGCCTGCTAACCAACTCGCCAAACTTTTTAGCCTTGTCAGCCTGCTTAGCCAAGTTCTCAAAGAACGTCATTGGCTTAGCCTGTGCAATGGCTACATCGTCAGTGGCTGCAGCCAGTTCACGTTGCGACATGGTAAGAGCGTCCATGTTGTCTTTGTCTTGGAAGCCGCTCCATTTATTGTATGCGTCGTTTACTTTTACTTGTGCTTCTGCTTGCTTAACCAGTGCGGCTTTAAGGTCTGTAGCGTTACCAGCAGCGTCTGACTGAGCATTACCAAAGTTAAAAGCCTCAGTAACAGAAGAACCAACGCTCTTGGCATAGTTATCAAAAGCGTCTTGCGCTGCTTTAAGTTTGTCTTTTGCATCGTCAAGTCTTACGTTTAGTTTGTCTTTAATTACTTGGGCTAAGTCTTGCAGTTCTTTTTTATAGGCTTCGGCTGCGTCTTTGGCTTTGCGTAATGCTTCGGCTTTTTTAGCAGCAGCAGCAGCAGCCTTGGTCTGTTTGTCTGTGGACTTTTCTGTGTAGGCACCGAGGGCAGCAAGTTCTGAGGCGTAAGACCTAGCGTTGCGTTTAAACGTGTCAAAGTCTCGTGATGAGACTGGCCCAATAAACTTATTTAAATCCTTTTGGCTGTTAATGGCGATTACGTTTGCGCCAGCAAGGTCAAGTGCTGCCCCACGAGCGTCATTCATTTTGTTTTTAATAACTACAAAGGCTGCGGCTCCAGCCAAAGCAACACCAATGCCTATGCCTGTTGCTACTTGTACTGCAGTAAGGGAGAGAGCAAAGGCATAGTTAATACCAGTGGTAATCAAAGCCACTGCTTTCCAGGCGTTTAGGGCTATGTTGGCGGCTACTAGACCTGTAGCAAGCAATCCAAATGTCAGGCCCAAGGTAACTATTAGGGCTTTGTTACGTTCCGCCCATTCACCAAACATTCGAAAGGCATCAGCCATTTTTACAACTATTGGCAACAGAATTAAACCGATAGATTCCTTGGCTTCGTCTAGGGCTATCTGCATCTTTGCAAAACCACCAGCAGCAGAGTCCGCAAAGGTCTGATTCATTCCGCCGTATTGTGTATTAAGAACTTTTACAATGTCAGCAAATGAAGCGTGGTCTTTGACCATTCGGGCTATCTCTGGCGACAGTGATTTAATGCCTTTGAAGTTTCCCTGATATGCACGAGATAGGGCCATGGCAACGTCCGTGGCGTTCTTTCCTGTGCCGGCTGATACGTCTAAAACTGTAGATAGCAAAGCCTGGGATTTAGAGACACTGCCTGTTCCTTGCGCCAAGGCAGCCAGAGCCGGACGAAGTTCATCATCTGCCACTGCCGAGACACGAGACAAGGCCACAAGTTGAGCATCCACAGCGGCTGATTGTTCGGCGGTTGCACCGGTTGAATTTCTTAACTGTGTAGCAAGCAGCGCCATCTGACTAGCCTCAGCAGCGGCGGCTCTAGCAAAGACAACTGTTGTGGCAGCAAGGCCAGCAAGGGCAGCAGTGGCAGGTACGGCAGCCTTAGTGATTGCGTACTGGGCCTTGTCCGAAGAATTTTGCAGTTGCTTAAAAGCCTGCTCGGCTTTTTTTATTCCCTTGTCGTCGAAGGCGGCAATGATGTTAAGAATTACGCTCATTTAATCCTCATGGCATTATTTGTTAATTCCATTACTTTGTTTACAAGGTCAGTTACTTGCTGGTTTATTTCAGCGCTGGCAGCATCATAAGCCTTATACAAGACACGGGAAGGCTGCCCAAAGTCATTAGTAAGGTTTCTACCCAATGTGCCTTCGGCTGCCATGTCAAAGATTGTCGCCTGGGGCCCAGCCCAACGTATGCCGAAAATGCCAAGATTCTGACGAAAACCGCTAGGTGCGTCACGCACTTGTTTGCCACTGGTGAAGGCTTTAAGGTTTTTCTTTACCCTGTCGTCTAGCCAACTCATGATGTCCACGCCAGAGTTTCCTGCCCATGGTCGTGCCATTCCAGATAAAGGTGCACCGCTAGGCAACATGGTCTCAGCCTGTGTAATTACTGGCTGCACAATTTTCGTAAAGTCTGTTGTGATTTGGCGACGCAGTTTTTTATCCATTGTGTTCAGTTCTTTAAGTGCCTCTTTAAGACCTAAAACTTCAACGCTGGTGCTCATTACTTTCGACTTTCATTTATCATTTTGATGACTGTCGAGAGGTCGTCATTGGTGAACTCTATCTCATGTGGCCAGAACCCTGTGGCTACCAGCACCGCCGCTAGGGAATGTCGGTAGGTGCCTCGGAGAAAGGGCGGTCTGTGTCCTCAGATACAACTTCTAGGCTGACAAGTTTTTTAATGAAGTCGTCAAACACGATGGGTACAACAATGCCGTGAGTCTGGCAGGCGGCCCAGCAAAGAAAAGATAAATCTTCAATGCCGATACCGTTGGCCATCTCTGAGGCTTTGGTTTTGTACTTGCGTTCCCATTGGGTGACACACCAGAGGTTGGTGGTTACTGTGAATGAGCCTTCGCCCATGTCAGCACGAAGTTCTAGTTTCATGTCGGGTTTCCTTTGTTTGTTTTGTTATGCGACTGCAGCAGCGTAAGTGCCGCCACGGAATGTAAGCGAGATGCTTGACAATTCTCCAAGTGTTGCGTCAATGACTGGCAATGCTTCTAGGTATGTGCCGGTCAAAGTGAACGATGGGTTTGTTGCACCGACAGCGCTTGACGTTGGCTTCATAACTACTGTGGTTGCTGTGCCCACCAAAGCGGCCAAAGTGCTGTAAGTCTCAGTGGCGGCATAACTCATAAAAAGTTCAACAGTAAGTTCATGGTCTCCAAGACCTGCTGTATAGACACGAGAAGTACCACCAAAGGCAGTGCTTTCAAGAGCGTCAAACTTGACAGTAAGTGTTGCTGATGTGCATTGGTCTGACAAATCAACTGCATTAACAGTTAGTGATGGGTTGGAAAGGTAAGTGCTGGTAGCCATGTGAGTTACTCCTCTGGAGATGTTTCTACTGTTTTAGCAGATTTGGTTGGTGTTTTGTCGGATTTGATAAAGCCGCCTTCAATGAGGGCGTCAATGTTGGTTTCTTCGGATGGTTCAAACTTGTCGCCTGGTGTTCCGATTCGTGGGGAAATGATTGTGAACATGGTCTGCCTTACGCTGTCTGTGCTTGTATAGATACTACTAGGTCGTAGCAAGGGTATTCGGCACCGCCTATGAGGTAGGCCGTTGGCTGGCCGTTCATTACTATGACGTTGCTCGAAATCACTTTGGCTGTGGTGCTCAGCAGTTGGCGCAAGACAGGCAGACCTGCAGGGCCAGAGCCTAAGACTTTAATAGGAAACGACACGTTAAGAATGTTTCCGTTGCCGGCGAATGTGGTAAACGATGGGGCGTCAATGAATACACAGTTGGGCACAATCTTTGTGGGGTCTGTTACAACCCTCAGCCCTGAGACTGTGGCTATCTTTGCTGCCACATCATCTATGGCTTCATTGAGAAGGTCTGTAAAGGCCACTACGCCACCTGGGGCCGTGAGATGCCCAGAAGTTGCTTAATGATTGGAGTCATCGCTGAGACGCTTGCAGAGCCCATTCCGTCAAAGGTAGCAAAGGTGTCCTGGACGCTGCCACGGGCACGCCATAGGGCTGCGGCATACATCAACGTGCCAAGGATGACATCACCACTGGTGGTTGGTGTGCTAAGAGTGTCACCTGTATAGCCGGACTCCTGCCTACGTCTAAAACAGAATGCGTTACTGGCTGAGACTGCCTGTGTTAGCAAGGTGTAGTCATCACTTGGGTTTGTAATTTCGACGCCCATGTATGTAAGCAACTGTGCTGCTGTAATCCATGTGCAAGTCTGCGTAAAAGTTAATGTGCCAGGGGGCTGCACAGCAACACGGTCTAGGTCTGTGTCTGCGTCGTAGTACATCACCTGGTTAGGGATAGGTACATACGCATCGAAAATGAGGTTGCCGTCAGAGTCGGTACCCATGTATAGGTACTGAGGCTGGGCGTAAACAGTGAAGGTTCCGTTTAGCCCAGACCCAAGACCTGAGACGGTGATGGACTCACCGACTACTACGTCGTTATCTGTGAGAGTTTGAACCACTGCATAGTTGTCTATGCGTTGGTTAAAAATAATCTCGTATGTAGCCATGGCGGCTAACCGCCTTTCGGGCTAAGCCTGGGTAATCTTGCGAATCATTCCTGGGATGGCGGCGAAAGTACTTACATAGGAGTGGTAACTCATGGTGCGTCCCAAAACTGATGGGTTTTCGAAACTCATGAGGGATTGAGGTGCCTCATAAAACTCGTAAGCATCGCCTTGGCCTTGGCCTACTCGTGTGATAATCATTGTCTTTGCAGCAAAGTTGCTATCTACGACAAGTTGCAAGCCGAGTGGGTTGCCGTTCCATGATGAAGCCGATGCGTTTCCAAGTGCGTTCTGGCCTGTAAGACCAGCGCCGATGAATGGGAACACTGGGCGACCAGTGCTGTCTGCAAGTTGTCCGAGTTGGCCCCATACGTCTGGTGATACGAACATGTGCGTTGGTGTCCAGTTGCGGCCATTTGAAATGTCCACTGCTGAGTCGTAAACGCTCTTCAAAAGGTCTGCTACTGACAAGTCCCAAACACCAGAAGATGTTGCTGCTGCAAGCAAGTTGTCTGCTGCAAGGTTGTCAGATGCAATCATGTATTCACCCATAAGGTCATTCAAAATTAACTGCATTGCTGCAGGGCTCGTGAACGAAATATCTTGTGCGCTCAATGTGACCTGACCAGCAAGTGTAGTTTTAGTTACTGAGTTTGAAGCAATAACCATGGTGGTTGCTGATACTGCTGCAAGTTCAGAACTTTGAGCCGCTACTGAGGTATGAGTTGTGATTGTTGGACGCACGAATGTCTTTTGCATTCCAGCGTCTGGATATGCACGAACGCCCACGGCTTCACAGACTGGTCTGAGAAAATTAAGGTCTTGCACCAGAGGCCCCAACACGGGAATTGGGAGCAATCCAGGTGTGTCAGTTGTAATCACGTCGCCAGCAGCGGCCTGAATGTTTGTGCGCTTCGATGCTGTGTAATCAGCAACTGCTTTGTTTATATTTGCAAAAGTCTGGCCACCTGCGTGAAGTGCTGCCATGTATTCGCCTGCTGATGGCAAAGTAAACTCTCGTGCTGCTTGTGCGTAAAGAGGTGAGGTTGGAATTGACTCAGGTGCTGAGGCTTCGATAATTGGTTCTGACACTGGGTTCTCCTGTGGTTCGGTTGTTTCAGGCTCGTCGGGTTCCTGTTCTTCTGGAATGGTAACAGATTCATTTGATGCAAACACGGATTCTACGGTCGCACCGGAAAATGCTGGGATAGGCACAAGGCTGAGTTCTAACCAATCGGCTGACGTGACAACCATGGTGCCGTTTTTATCGTTGTAACTTTCGAGCACATTGACGCCTACAGACACGGAATCAAGCACTCCGGCTGAGGCCATGGTCAAAGCATCTGTACCGGCCTGGGTGTTTACTATGGATGCTACAAACATCATGCCTTCCGGCGTTTCGGTACGGGCAGTAACTAGACCGACTGGCTGGCTGCTGTCGTGGTACATGAACATCTTTGGTGCCTTGCCATCTACTGGCAAAGAGCCTGCAGCGAACTGCACTTTTGTGCCGTCAGATACTGTGGCTGGGACATTGTAGGGCACTGCAATACCGGAGATTTGGCGAGTAGGCGCTTCGCCTGCTGCTGCTTCTACGTCAATGGCAAAGCCGGCTGAGAGGTTAAGTTTCATTCTGCTAACGCTTCCTGTGTGTTTTGGTCTGGTTGTGGTTGGTTCATGGTGTCGGCCATTTCATTTTCTTTTAGATAATCGTCATAATCAAAACAAACATAAGTGCCACGAGGCAACACATTATTCATGCTTAATGTGGACGATATGCACTGCGCATAGGGCATGACGCCAAAGAGCAGCAAGTCCGCCCTGGCTTGCTCAGAGGACTGATATGAATAAGCGCCGGTGCTAACACCAACTAAGTAAGGCGGCACTGAGCACAATCTGGCCGCTTCCAGAGCAGAGTAGTTAGCAGATTCAATAAGCAACATTTTGTCTGGTGAGGCTGTGGTGGCTTCGTAACTTAGGAACTCATTGAGTGCTGCAGTTTGGTTGGTGGCTCGTGCCGTGTTGAATTGAGCCGCTAAGTCTGCAAGTTCTTGCCCTGAGAGTGGTTCGCCACCTGTTTGTTTAAGGATTCCTGCAGGGATAGCAGATGAAGCATTGCGCTTACGGGCTTCGCCGATTGCTAGGGCTGTAGCAATGGTCTGCTGACCGTTGTAAACAATGCCTTCGATTGGGCACAGGAACTGCACAACATCTTCGGTCTTTAAGTAGTTGCCTGCAAAGAAAACCTCTTTGGAAGGGCCGAAAGGAATGTTGCCTGGAATGTCAGGTGTAGTTACAGAGCCTGCAGGGATGCGAGTAAACGCTGAGGGAAAACCGTCTTTAGTTCTAGCCGTGATGTACCAATAGGCTTTTCCATAATGCAGCAAGTCATCGAATGTCCAGGCCATAAGGAATGGGTATGTCACTGTGGGGTCTGGCTGGCGTAGCCACGAGCGAGGGGCTAATGGTATCTCTTCCATTTCGCCATCTACTTCGTTCCACATTTCGCCGTACATTTTTAATGGCATGGACGCAAGGACTGAGGCCATAAGGTCACGGGCTCTGGAGATGGTGGCTACTTGCATTGCTGCTGCTCGTGCTTCACCTTGCTGGTATGCCCAGAAGTCACCAATCATGTTGGCACCGCCGTAGCCGACTGCAGCCTGGACGTCAGGCATTGGACTGATAGCAGCCTTGGTAACTTTTTTATCGAACAGAGCCATGGTTGCAGTATGTCACTTTCATGATGAGATATGTGGTATTGCCCTGCTCATCCCGACAACGCCCAGAGCAATACCGCCAGTAGTTTAGCCACCCACAATGACCATCATAGGTTTTGTCTTTTGCTTTGGTTTAGATACTTGCGCTACTGCCCACACCATACACCGGCATAGTTCTATTGGGCCTGGGGAACGCTGGCTGGAAATAACGGCACCAGATGGGGTCTTGACTAAAACGGCTCGGCCGCAATGGTCAGATAGCAGACTTTCGCCGTGGTGTTTGACGTTGCCTTCGTGAATCATTGACCTGACCAGACTTGTAAATCTTGTTAGTTCTGCATAGCCCGTAATGGTTGTGCGCCGGCGTAGTGGTATTGGTACATGGATTTCGAGCGTTGGCGTAATCAGCAACTGCACCTCTGGGTTTTCCATAACTCGTGCAATGGCTGTCCACATATCGGCTTCGGTCTCTACCACAAACTCTGTCTGTACTAATACTTTGCCATCTACTTCTGCAGCCCTGACACCCACATACCTTGCATCGTCTAGTGAGGAATCTACGCTGAGATACGAGATGCCCGTAGTTGGCATAGGTATATCTGTCTGATTCTTTTCCCATACGCCAAGGTCTAGCCATGCGCCTCTGGCTGTTATCCATTGGTTGAGATGGGCACGCATGAAAGAATCTTTTTTAGATACTGCTCGAAGGGCATCTACCGTAATAGTTGTGCCTAGAGATGGGTTAGCCCAACACCAGTTCTTTTCATCATGAGGGTCTAAGTGTGTGGGCATTGACCATTCAGCAAAGTACAACAGACTTGGTACGCCTTTGTCTATATCAGCCATGGCCTGCTGGCGTAACTTAATCATGGTCTCACTGTTTTGGTCTCCGGCTGTACTCCACATGGAAAGCAGGGGAGACTTTCGAGCGATTTGGCTAGGTCTAAGCGCCGTGTCCACGACTTCGGCGTCTATGTCGAATAACTCATCGCACACAATAAGGTCGTGGCTGCCGCCATGAAGGCTCTTAGTTGCAGCCCTTATTTCCCATTTAGACCCATCTGGCATTTCAATACTGCGACGTCCTGTAGCAGCAAGTTTCTTAGCATTGAAGTATTCACACAGGATGTTGGCAAGCAAAGGAAAGATGGCTTCGGCCCTGTCCAGTTTGTTAGCCACAGACATTACAGATTGTGGGCCACCACGAATGACTGCACCCTCTGTCATCCACCAACCAATAAGCGCCTGGAGAGCAACCGATTTACCGGCTTGTCTAGCCGTACTTACAAGAGCCTCACGAAACTGTAAAGACCCATCAGCATTTTTACAAAGTTGCCCATTAAGTGCGTGCTCCTGCCACTTCATAAGTTTTACATTCATGTAACGCTCAGCCCACGCCGCCACAAGAGGCCCATAACTCTCGGCCCCAACACCAACACTTTCCAATCGTGGCTGGTTACGACCAATGCGCCAATCATGCTCATAGTTCTTGCCAGTTGTCGCCAGTTCCGGCTGATTCCCCAAAGAGTTTACGGAAAT